GCACGGCCTCTAGTGTGTCGTAGGCCATTTGCCAACGGTCGCCTTCTATGTTATAGATCTGGTTAATGGCATCGTTGAGAGTAGCAATGGCCATGCTCTTACGGTACTCTAAGTCCTCTAGGGCTAGGTCGTCCTGCGGATCGTATGCAGACATTATGCGTCCTCGCTTTCGCAGAGGCCGTCCTTCTCCATAAGGCACTCCAGGGCATCGCGCACACGATCGCTGGTGTTGAGGTAGATGGTGTAGTCGCCTAGCTTGCGGATGTCCTCTGAGTCAATGTACTCGAACCCGCCGTAATAATTGTAGGAGCGACCGTCACCGTCAACTACAATACAGTCCTCGTCTACATAAGCACGACCGCAACGCGGATCCAAGCCCAGGTCGCTAGCCCGCACTTGGCGCATACCCTGCACTTGTCGCTCGATCATGTCTTGCACTTCGTCGACCAAGTCCAACATTGAATTAAAATCTCGCATCTTCAGCTCCTGTTTTGTTAGTGTATGTGTATATTATAGCACAGGTTTTACCATTTGTCAACCCCTGTGCTAAAGACCCTACAGTCTAGTCGGTTATTTGCATTTCCACTAGTTGCTCCGCATACTCCTCTAGCGTGGCCTCTAAGTCCTCTAGTGTATTGTGCATATCGTAGCACTCGTCGCTGGCCCCTAAGGCCTGTTGCATTAATGCGTCTGCTTGTTCTAGCAGTCTAATTGCTTGCTGAAGCTTGTTTGCTTTGCTAATGTTGCTCATCTCTACTCCTTGTTAGTGTAAGTGTATTATAACGCACTTTTACCAAATTGTCAACCCCAAGGGAAAGCCCCTAAGGGCTGTAGGGTTACTCCATGCTCGCTACGCCGTCCTCTTGCATACCCTGCTCTGTAAAGTAAATCTGCTCGCCTAGCAGTTCGCTTACAGTATCAGCAAAGCCGCTGTCTGTGTAAAGTCTCCAGCTGCCCTCCGGAGCGTCGTCGCCGTTTACTTCGTAATATACATTAACGCTTTTGTAGCTGTCGTATTCACCACCGGGTACTCCCTCTGTAACGCAAATTCTATTAATGCGTACATCGTCTGCAGCTGTAAGCTCGCAGTCCCAAATGCTGTCGCCTGCAACGTCTGCTTGGACATCGCAAGTGTATACAGTCATTACAAAGTCCTCGTCTGTCTCTACTTCTTTTACTGTTAACAGTTTGCTAATTGCTGTCTGCATATATGCTCCTTTAGTGTTTAAGCATGTAGTATAACACAAAAGGTTTTACCTGTCAACCAAAGACCCTATTAGATGTAGGGTTTTTTGTAAAAGATGTGCTGTCCAATCTGTTGTATTTTAGCCACACTTCTTGACCACAGCGGAGGCCTAATGTAGTCTGCATGATAGTGGGTGCTTTGGGCTAATGAGGGCACACGGACCCCTCGATCTAGCACGGTTCTTGCTACCGCTACCGACTCCGTCCACAGGGGCCCTTTGGGCTGTTCGTACCGCTTCTTCTTGTATAGGGTCCAGCTGAACTGAGCCTTGGCGTAGACTACTGAACAGATGTCCTTGCCCCAGCGACCCTCTTTGAGCCTATTGAGTGTGACCTGGGCCACCGCATACTTGCCTTCAATGGGCTCAACTCCGGCCTCGTGATAGATGTTCTTGGCCAGGCACTCAGCATCTGCACTCGTATACTTCATTCGTTCGTTGGTGTGGATCAGGAACTGTTTGACATCCTGCACATCATCGTGGATCAGCTGTATCTCTGCCTGCATGAATGCCAGAACAGCCACTAGGGCTGTTCCTGTGCATATGGCCGCAACCTTATTCATCTTTCTTCAGGCCTTCTTCGATAGTGAACGATCCAGGGGTTCCGAACTCATGTGGAGTTTCGTCTAACTCTTCAGCGTTCTCTTCTTCGTATTCACGAATGCACTCTGAGATGCCGTAGGACTCATCAAGGAACTCAGGAAGCTCGGCTTCTACTTCATCAGCAGTCATACCACCGATATCGTAGTAATCATCGTTGCCATCTTCCCAAATGCCACAGAAGGCCATACCGGGCTCATAGTAGGTAGCACGGATGCTGAAGCCCAAGTCCAACATCTTCTCATAGGCGTTCACAGGAGGAGCCCAAGCACTGTCGAACTGCATGATCAAGCCACCTGGGATATCCTGTGCTGGACCTAGGTCATCGCCACCTACATCCCACTTGGTGCCCCACTCGTTGACGCAGAAGTCATACCAAGTAGAGTAGCCATGCTTCTCAAGGTTGGCCTTTTCTTTAGCCTCGAGCTCGTTCTGCTCTGGACTGCCCTTCTCACCTACGCAACCTGCTACAATATGCAGATCTTCAGGCACTGGAACAAATTCGTTCAAGAGCTTCATCTCTTTGAAAGCCACTCGGGCTCTCTCGATCATTGCTGGGTCACTGTGAGTGATCTCTAGGGTATTATTGCACCAATTTGGCATGTCGGCTCCTTAGTTGAATTCGTAAAAGGTTACAGCAGGGTCAATGCTCAACAACTCTTCTGCACAACGGGTGAGGAAAGCATAACGCTCACGCACCTGTGATCTGGGCAACTCACCATCGCAGGTCAAGTTCTCAGGGCTCAGGTCGCCGTCGATCATGTTGGCGATACGCTGACGGTCCTCTGCGTTCAACAGGCTCAAAGGCTTGTTCTTAAACAGGGCACCCCAACTGTTTTTCTGTTCTACATAGATTTCTAGTGCTTGGATATTCATACATCGCTCCTTAAGTGTTTAAGTATGTATTATAGCAGGTTTTACCAGACCTGTCAACCCCTAAGGGTTAATCGTAATCCTTCTTACCACCATACTGTTCATTGTGATCATAGCCCGCATGGTAGGCCTGGATCTGTGCTTCGGACATCATAACCTCAATGACCGTATTGCCCGTTGGGGTCCTATAGTGTGGACCGCGTGGACGACTATACCAACTGTCAGCGGCACCTCTATCAAATGGGCTACCGTGTGTCGTATCGTATTCTGTAATTTGTGATCTAAACATATTTCGCTCGCTTTCTTTAGTGTATGTGTATATTATAACATAGGTAAAACCAATTGTCAACCCCTAATGAGGGGGACGGGGCCTGCTACTAGGGACACTACCCCCCAGCCCCGTCCGGAGCAATCAGTGACGGGTGGTTTTGGGAAGTGGCACCGTCATTCACTCGCAGGTTTCGTAGAGACTTTGTATAGCGAAGTACCTACGGCACTCTCTACAGGATCGCACTTGACCCTATCCGCTTATTACTCTTTGGGGAACTCCGGACTGCTCGCCTAGTACCGTCTACTAGATCTCTAGCGCCTTCGTCATTACCTTACTAGCACCCCGCCAGCTTCAGCTAGGCTTTCGCTTCGCTTTGCCTTCTTGTGTCCGGGCCCGGGTAGCCGTCGCTACCAAGTTCGGGTTGCCGGAGCACCTAGCGGACTAGGTAACCCCTAATTCTTAATCTAACCTGCTACCTGCATAGGCCTTCAAGCCCAGGGCCTGTAGGTAAGTGGCATAGGCCTCTGCACCTGCTTCTTTGACTGAAATGCTCTGTGTTGGCACTCCAGCTGGATCCCACATGTCCAGGCACTTTGGTTTGTAGCTCTTACGGAAGCCTGCGCGGATCAACTCCTGGGCCTGCTTGCTGTTGGTACGATCTACATAGACCTCAACCCAACCAAAGCCACATGCATCACGCTCGCCTACCTTTTGGTACATGGCCAAGCCTGCTGTACGGGCTAGTGGAAGACCTGCTTGAATCTGTTCTGCTGTAATCATCTTCTGCTCCTTAGTGTGTTTAAGTCTTTATTATAGACGGTTTTACCAGTTCTGTCAACCCCTAAGATCAATAACCCTAGGGGCTGTAGGGTTACATACTCCAGTAGGACTCGCTAGCAGGACTGCAATAATAAGGCGTATCGTAGCGTTCTTTGAACTCTGCACCGCCCATTAGGTTAGTCTTTGTCACATAGGTCTCGTGTATAGCATAGCGGAACCCTTGTGACGCCCGCCATGTATGCTTGACAGTATGCTCCAACATGGACAGATTGTCTGTATCGTAGTCTGTCTTAGCGAACAGTCGCTCACCTGACTTCTTACGGGCATCCTTTTTATATATTTCTACAGTATACATATATCGCTCTCCTTAGTGTCTAGTGTATAGTATAACAGGTTTTACCAACTCTGTCAACCAAAGGCTTTCAATAACCCTATAGCGCATATGGCTATGCCTACAGCATTGGTCACCATCTGTGGCTTATTTGCCACACGTAGACTCCAGACCATGTACAAGGCACCCCCACAGAATCCCGCTAGAATGTTCCAGGGATACATGTTGAGCGACATGAACGTATACATAACCATGAAGCAGGCAGTTCCGGCCCACTGTATTACATCATTCAACTTCATGCTACTTCCTTCAAACGAATTACGAAACCACTGTAGTCCTTCTTAGCACGACCTTTGGCTTTGAGCCCGGCAATGCAACCCTTAGGGTCTAAGAAGCGCAGATCATCTTCGTCTGCATTAATTACAGGCAAGCCCATGTAAGTACTAGGCAGCTGATCAAAGACAGCGGCAATATTGTAGCCTTGTTGGATAGCCTTGGCCACATCAGCATCATTGCCGTCTGCTTTAGAGAACGTCAAGTGATAGTTGGGTATGTCTGCAACCTTACGACCAAGCACCTTAGTATAGTCATAGAACTGTACTGTAGGGAACAGCTCAAAGATGTTCTTAGTGCAAAACACTGGCACTTCGTACTTCTCCCAAGCCAAGTCACTAGTACCATTTAAACGGATCACTGGCGTTAACCCCTGCTTCTTAGCGAACGCCACAGCCTTTTGGATATCGTAGGCAAGATCCAGCATGAACTGATCGCGATTGAAGAAGAACTCGACAGTCTTGCGTATACGAGCCTTTTGTATAACGTTGGTAGTCTCACCCTTCTTGAACATACCGCCTCTGCCCGCTGTATTAAGACAAGCAGCAGCGCAGCCCGCTGTGGCCTTAGGGCAAGTGTTCTTACCGCTCAAGTCGCTGGGCGCAAGATGCAAGATAAAGCTGAGATAACCTTTAGCTGTACCCTTTTGGATCTTAGGGTTTGCTGTAGAAAGTAGTTTGAACATAGTCGCTCCTTTTTAGTGTATGTGTCTATTATAGCTGGTTTTACCACTCTTGTCAACCACTCGTTTAAATACCCTTCAATCCCCTCGGGTATCTGTATTCAGCGCAGGCTCCAACTCACGCCGCAGGGCTACCTCTAGATCGTGTCCTTCAGCCTTGCCCCGTACCGTAGCCAGTACACGAACACCTATCTCGTCCTTAGATGTCAGCTCGCGCAGTGCTATACATAATAGCCAGTCCTTGCCTTCTGTATGAGCGCGGTAGAAATGCTTGGCAGCTCGTGTCCGTGCGCTCTTTAGTGCAGTGCTCTCTGTCTTAGCAGTAACACCTACATAGGTAAGTCCGTTGACGTTGAGCTCGTAGACTATGTGAGTGCGGTCTACTCGCTTCTTACGGGTGGCATTTTGTTTCATCATAAGTGTATTATACGAGGTTTTACCACTCTTGTCAACCACTAAGAAAGACCCTACACTGTGATAGACTATTCTCCCGCTGGTTGACATTCCGGTAAAACCGTGTTATAATAGCTGCATACAGTAAGGGAGCGAAGAAATCCCCGGGCAGAAAACATAGCGTCGAAGGACTAAAATTCCGGGGTGGACGTGGAGGGTGGCCGAAGGTTTCTCCACCATAAAAAAATCCCCACCTAAGCAGAGATTTTCCAAGAGTCACCGCAGCTAGCACTCTTTGACCGTTCCCCTCTCCCCATTCTCAGGTATGCAACGACTGACCATCGTGGAGGATTCTGGACAGATACGCACCATGTCTCGCGACATATACAGATACTCTGTAGCATTGGCCCCACAGTAGGTACTTCGCCGATCAGTAGCTATTACCATCACCTGCAGGATTCACTGTCCATACAGCACTACACATAATTATCTCGCTCAATATAACTGGTGGGCCGTGAGTGATTCGAACACTCCACCAAAGGATTATGAGTCCTCTGCTCTAACCTAATGAGCTAACGGCCCTATGTCATTATTATATAGTAAAACCTCACTTGAGTCAAGCTGTAGATAGCCTACTAGTACTAGGGGTCACTGTGACCATATATATGCTAGTAGAAGATGCATGCGTATACACTGCATATAGTCTTGCATGTGAGCATAAGGTCCTACACTATGCATACAGTCAAGAACTGTTATTATAGAAAAAACCAGACTCAACTGTGATCTACTGTGTACACACTGGTAGACCTGGCCAGCACCCAGTATCTAGGGTGGCCTACAGCGGGGTATTATTGCGTCTATTGTGGCAGAAACTATGGCAAAAACTGTAGAAATATAGTCAAAAAAGGTTCTTTCGAGCCTGGGGATGAGAGGCATTGCCTAATACTCGATCAATACTTTTCAATACTCCTTCATTGACCTCCGCTCGATTCACAAGCCCCTGCACCCTTCTTCTACTCTATAATTCACTATAGAGCACTATAATTCCACTGTGCTCCTATGGATCCTTTACCATTCTCCACAGCTAACCACTCTATATACATGTGTGTGTATATACGTACAGCGGGGTATTGCTATATATGTTGCTAGGCTTTATACTATAGCTTATACTGTATCTGTCACTAGTGAGTAGTTCTAGCATATCAGCGTAAAGGACACTTATACACTTGGGCAGATCACTGGATATACTGTGAGTATTACTGTAAGATAGACTGTAGATAGTCACTATGTATTTTTGCTTCACAAAATTTTTGCTGGCGCTGCCGCTTCGCGGGAGTGGTTGTGTGTATAACGCATTGGTAAAATCAATCGCTGTTTAGATATAGAGCAATACCTGTAGTGATACCTATG